AACTAAAAAATATTCATATCGAGAAGTTTTTATTTCATCACCAAAACTTTCATTATCATTAATTCTATATTTCCATGTTGCTGTCCCAACTGCACCACCTTTCATAATTTCAATTCGCACAACACGTGATAATCCAGAATATTTTCCAGAAATCCTAATCGTCCCAGTAGAAGAAGCATCAACATTTTCAACCAGGCGAAATTCCATCTGACCAGTATAAGAAAATTTTAAATCCCCAGTAATATACATATCAAATATATCATCTGCCCTTTCGGATAATTCTTTCCCAAGTTCCGATGAAGGATTATTTTCTGCCACAATATAAGCATAAGTTTTCCGCATAACTGCAAGCACAAAAGGTTCATCATAATCAAAAGTATATGTAACATTTGATTTAGATGGCATATAACCCAATCGTCCTTCCGCATACCTGGATGCCTCATTGATATATTGTTGGACAATTTCAGAATAATAAGTATCTATACTTTTTACAGTCCCATTAAGGTCGCCAGTTAAATTTTCAATTGTTGGAGCTGTGAAATCATCCTTTGTTCTTGCCGTGAAAATCAAATTATTTGCATTTGATGTTAAAATTATATCTAATTCGTTAAAATCCGACGCATTTGCTGTTACAAAATTTTCTGCTGTTTTTGCTAATGTCGTATTAAATGTAACCGTTTTTTCTAATCCAACACAAATAATAGTTGCCGTTCCAGATGTCCCAGATAATGTTATAGTGGAAACTTGCCGAAATAATGAAGGATAATCAAATGCATCAGGAAATCTTGTTTGAAATTGTTCTATCGTAAAATATGGACTATTCATATTATATCTCCATGTTTATTATTACGTCTTTTTTAGCCATTTTATTCACTTGCTTTTTTGCCTCTTCATCAAATTTATTGTATATATAATTCATAATCGATGGTGGAAATGGGTTTTTGTCGTCTCCATAAATTCTCCGCCCCCGCACAGCATTACCCGATACCTTTGCCGCCTCTGAACCAATCCATCCCAATTGGACTAAACTATTATTATATTTATGAACCTGATAGTCATCAAGCATATCGCCTGTTAGTGTAAGGTCTGGTCTTGTAGACCTTGATTTTTGCCGTTTGAATTCTCCCCGTGATTTTCTTTCTTCATATTCCTTGGAATATTCTTTGAAATAATCTCCCTTATAATCTTTTCCATCCCGCCTAACGTGAATTAAGAATAAATCCCTGACTTCATCGCCTAATTTTTTGAACCATTGTGAAGTAAATTTAATCATTTTTCTCCATGTCTTTTTGCAATTGAGTCTTTGGCGTTTCCCATTTATCTTCTTTTTTTAATTCTTCTATCTCTTCCTTCGCTTTCTCTGGATTTGACAATTTTGTTTCTTCTGTAAATTTTGTAACTGTTCGCCATGAATGCCTGCAATTAAATCCGCCCCCATCAATAAAAGCCCCTGGAAATCTTTCATCAATTTCTTCCCGTGTCATTTCTCCCGCTGCCATCATCTCAAGACAAATAGGACGTGTTTTTTCATCAACCGGACCCGCATAAACATACTTTGTGTCTTCTGGTAAATCTCTACTCATTACAGCTTGCACTTGCCTTGAATATGTCCTGTTCATCGTATCGATAATTGTTTCCATTTGTGCTTGATTGAGCCCATCCCTCAAATTCATCACCCGAGCAAGCATTTGCTTTCTATCGAGATTAGCAAGCATAGAATTCATCAATTCCTTTTGAATTTCTTGCGCACTAAATTGAATATGCTTTAAAAATGTCGCCTTGTTTACCTCATAAATTGCCTTTAGAGTCGTTTCGTTTATTGGCGCAACTGCCTCCATCCCTAAAAGTGCCGATGTCGCATATCGCTTTAACTCTTCTTCTATTGTCTTCTCAAAGCCTAATTCTTTTAATATGTATTGTCCTGCATCATGTCCCCTGAATTTTGCGAGTATTTGTGGGACGGATAATCCTTCCTTATACATAGCATTAATATATTTTATTTTAGTTTTTTCCCAAGCTACCGTAATCATGAAATTATTCGACTGGTGTTTTTAGTGCGCTCACAAATTCACCACCCGCTTCTCCAATTTGTTTTTTTGCTTCTTCTTCAGTCATACCCATCTCTTCTATCATATAATCAATTGGCCGTTTATACCCATTGGCGATTAACCAATCCCAATGTGCACGAATTTCAGCCTGGTCTTTTATCATTTCAACAGGTTTAAATTCAATTATGTGTTCTTTTTCAAGTGAAATTCCATTCATACTACAAATCTTTTTTTCCAATTCGTAAAGCTCTTTTTCAAAAGTCTGCCAACCAGGAATCATTCCTTCCCGTGCCTCAAGTAATCCTGACTTTCGTGCTATAATTGAAAAGCCGGACGATGGATTTCCGCTTTCATCAAAATCTGCTCTCATGTGATAATTAGAAAGAGTCCTATCCAGTGTATATCTTAAAACCTCTATGCTTTGAGTAAAATTTGCTTCATTATCTAACATGCCGATATTTACTCCTGAAGCATTTTCTATTACAATTGGTTTAGATACGTCTAAATCTATATTAAAATTGTGTAATGAACTCTCGCTTATTACATATGGTATTTTAAAACTTTGAAAATAATGTGCATGATGAAGATTGGTTAATCCTTCGTTGTAGACGAGATTGCTCCTAACCACATCGTTCATCCCAGAATGTTCCCATTCACCCCATTCCACAAAAGCTGGAACAAATGGCATAAACCCAAAATCATTTCGCCTTCGCTCTTGTATGTTCCCCTCAAAATCAAATATTACAATTTCATCATTGGTCCATATATTATAATTTCCATTTGTATACGGATAAGCATAAGCGACTGGCTCCCCTGACACTTCGTTATAATCAAAAAATGGCATAAAATCCATGATTACATCATGATATCCTTTTCCATTATCAACCAACGGACGCACAAGAACCATTCCCAATAAATTGCGATATCTTTCACAAGATTTTAACGCATTTATGCGATTAGGAAAAATCCCCAAAAGTTTTTCGCTCGAATACTTAGGAGATTGTTTATATACCATCGACCATTCTTGGACGACCCGTCGAGTGAAATTATCCGTAACAATTGTAATGTTTTTTATGTTTTCATATTTTTTCCTGACGTAATATTCTTGATATCCTTGATAAAAATCAATCCCCATGAGTCGTTCTGCTCGCAACTCCATGAATCTCTTATCACCACCCATTCCCTTAATTGTGGCAAGATATTCATCTATAAAATTATTTATGTTCATTTATCTCCTTCCATATCGTATGTTCGCAATTTTATGTCCATATAGTGCATAGACAGGATATCCGACAGCATCGCTCATGTGCGTTCTTTCTTCAGAACTTTTATCAATTTGCCCATATTTATCGTAGACAACCTGTTCTAAATCCTCGCATATTTCTTCACATATAGAATCAATTGTTAATTTAACTTTTCCCTTTGCATTTCGTAGCATTCCATTAACAGCATTAATTCTGTCACGAACTGGCGGATTTCCTGGCGCACTAATAACATTAAATCCTGCCCTTCTCAAAATTTCATGGTCGGATTCTACTGCTGAACTTCTACGTCCTCCACCAGCTGCATCTGGATATATCGTGGGATTATAATTCCTTGCCTTTAACTCCGATACCATGTCATAGGTATTAGCATTCCTTAATACTATTTCATCGAAGAAATGTATTGAATCTCCATAATCCCATCCGATAGCACAACACATTTTGCCGACATTAAAATCCATGCCTGCGATTAATCGTCCTGGCTGTATCATTTTTTTAATGTTTACATTTCTGTCAAAGATATAAACACTACCCTGCGTCATGTTGACAAATTTACCGTTCAGGTATGCATCAACTAATTGCGAAGGATAAACTTCAAGTAAGTGTTCTACAAATGACGGTGGTAAACTTTTATTGTCTGTCGTCTTGGCGTGAAAAATTGCCTTGTCGCCTTTATCCTTATCTTTTACAAATAATTTATATAAATAGTGATATCCTTCTGGCGTCCCGACAAATGACATTTGAGGTTTATCACATCCCCTTAGACGTCCAATTGCCTTCTTATATGCCATATCGCAATTTTTCCAACTCTCAACATCGAATTCATCAAATCCAACACTTGTGAGATTTGCTCCAATAATACGTGCTGGCTTTTGTAATTGATATATTTTCAATCTTCCATATTGTGTCCTGAATAAATGTTTTGATATGTTATAATCATAGCGAATTCCTATTTTATCAAGTCGTTCTTTGAATGGCTCAACAAATAGCTCTTCTGCAAGGTCAAATGTAGGATATATTACCCATCCGTTACTTTTACCGTCTTTTCCGCGTAAATCGATATGCTTTCTAATTTCATCATCTATAAAAATATATGTTTTCCCAGAACCCAATCCTGCGATAAGTGCCTTTTCTCTTGCATTACAGGTTATGTAATTTCGCTGGTGCGGATAATATTTGCTAAGATCAATTTTCAGTTTCATTCAAAAACTCCGTTTTTTCATAAGGTGGTTCAGTATCAAAATCATATTCAACATAACCACGTTTTTTCCCACGTGTCTTTAGAAAAAAAATTATTGCTGTTACGTTCCCATTTTCAACAAGTTTATATAATTGTGATTCGACAAAATCAATTGCACCCTCATTAATTTCCTCAACGGCTTGCCTATATTTTTCGTCAGTCTTTAACCAATTATAATGTGTCTTTCTTGGTATATTAGAAGAATTGCAAGCTGTTGTAACAACTCCAAAAGATTTCTCCAAAGCTTCCAACATTTTCCTTTTTTTAATGTGTGCCATTTGTGCCATTTGTGCCATTTGTCCCTTTTCAAAATTCTTCCTCAAGAATTAACTCTGTATCATACGACTGATAAGCAGACGTTTTGAAATTTATTCCACCTCTTAATCTTACCCATTGATATGTTGTATCATCATAAAAAAGAAAGGGAAATTTTGAAAATTCTCCTGCAATAATTTCATCTATCATTGCCTCTAAATTTGTCTTGTCGGTTGAATTCAAATATCGATATGACAGTTCCCACATTTTTCGACGTGTTTCATTTTCGCTATACCCATATCGAATACCATTCGGTGTTTCGTAAACCCCAACCATAAATTCATTTCCCCAAGATATATCCATTTCTGGATTGTGTGACAAATTCAATTCCTTCCCGAATAAAATTGTTCCGATTGATAGTTTTGCGCCAACATTACCAGAAAAATTTAATTTAAAATATCTCCAATTTACTGCTGAAAATGTCTTAACTGTAATTGTAGGTATCGTTGAACTTGTTACATTTTGCCAAGCAAAAACATCATAATATGTCGTTAAATCTTCTGAATACGTTAATTTATATTTCAAATTTGTTCCAACCATATTAAATCCTATAAGGGCAATATAATCCCTGGATTTTTCTACTGAACCCATGTCAATTTTTATAATTCCTTGTCCTGAGACATCATCTGATTTAAAATACGTATTTTTATTTACATCTTTTATGTTTGTTAAGGGATAATTAACTACTTCATCCATATTCTCGATTGATAGTGTTTTATTTTTTAGGCTTTCATAATAATATTTCATAATTCAATCGCTTTTATTTTTAATGTGGTTTTATTTCTGATAATTTCAAATATTAAAAATTGTTTATTCTGCCAGCTTTCACCATTGCATTTTTTATATGAGTCAAATTCAGTATGGTTGAATTCTATAATATCGAGCATTTCAAGAGCCCCGATTATTTTTAAAACACCAGATTCCCAAAAATTTGAACCCCTAAAATCTGCTGTTTCAAATTCTACAATATTCCGAGATTTACCCCAAAAGGCAACCGAATCTGTTTTGCAATACAAATCTGCAAAAAGTTCTGCTGTCGTTTTATCCTTTATGTAATTCAAGCTTTTTTCCGAACTCAAAATTATATTATAATTGCTTTGTAAGGTTGAATTTTCTCTTTCAAAATAGTCTTGTAAATTATCATCATAAGATTTATTATATTTAACGGATAATTTGTTCCAATACATATCATAATCAGTATGAGATATTTTTAATGATTGTGATAAAATATCATTAATATATAATTTCTTATCTGTCGTATAGCTATTAGCAAATGTAAAAAAATCAAATTCGTCATTTGCGTTCACATATATATAAGATTTTGATTCTTTTGTAATGTTTTCCAAGACATTTTTCATCGAATCTTGTTCGTTGATAATAAATGATAGCTTATAATTTGCGCCAAGGATTGTGTTCATATCTGCAAGTGAATCTAAATTGTAATTTATGTCATACCCATAAGTATCAATTAAATCACTAATAATTGTTCCTGGCTTTGTATCGGTTAAATTAACGCCTTCGCAAGCATAATAAATCTGATTATAATCAACTTTTGTGGGAACATATTTTCGCTCTTCGACGACATAATAGACTCTCATTGTTCCCACTTCTGGCTCTGTATTATTGATAACTTCCATTGTAAACATAACACTTTTAACATTATCTGGCTCTGCCACATATAAAGACATTTGTGCTGCAGAATTTGCAGGTTGGTCTGAATCATATATTGCAAATCCACCTTCATTAAAGACTTTTACGTTAAATTTAAAAGTTGTGGGATTATTAGAAAAAAAATTTCTCGCATATATGGTTACTCCTGCAAGCGTATCGATTAATTCTTTGTTTCGATTTGAATTTGCAAAATCAACTGTTAAATACCAATTATCGCCAACTTCACATTCTGCGGCAATCTTGTTTACATAAGCATAAGTTGATACATTTCCATCTACGCCATAAGCTGGATTTGTCATCCCACCATTAACAAAACCTGATAATAAAGTAAAATCATGAATATAAAATGTGCTATCTAATTTATCTAAATCCATATATGTTTTTTCATCCAATTCGACAATGTCATAATTTGATGGGTCAATCATGACAAATTTTTCCAAAACAGAACTATACATCCAGGCTCTGGCGTGTGTAGTCTCTTTTGTAGATAATAAATGGTCTGCAATAAGATATCTATTTTTATATGCATATTGATTTACCATTAAACATTTTGCCATATTATTTTTTTGTGAATTGGTGACATCAAGAGAAGTCCCATCTGCGCCATATTTAAAAAGATGGTCTCCATAAATCACAGGGAAAGGCTTTAAAAAATTATCAGGATTTGCATTGGGAAAATTCGTAGACGTTATGATATTTTGCGGGAAAATCATTTTCGCTTTTTTCTCTTGGGATATAGAAACTTTTATATTAATAATATCATTTGTTATTTCATAATCTTCAAAAATTCCTGTATAAATTTTAAGGCAATCCGATAATGCTGTAAGTCCATGTGCTTGAAGATAAATTTCTATCTTCCTATTAAAAAAATATTCGCTTGCGAAGTTATCTGAAAAATATTTTTCTCCGCCAAGATTACAATTTGAGATTTTAAATGTAATTCCGCCTATTGACGATTTGTGCTCCTTCAAGTCTATCAATTCGTGGATTTCGGACACGTCTAAAAGTAATGGCATAACCCGTTTTGTTCCAGAATCTGTAATAGTGGTTTCACGAGAACTAAAATAATATGTATTTATCGAACCTGTCATTTTTATAATGTAATATATTGGAACAGATGGATTTTCTCTTAGAATGTTTTGAAAATTATTTGATAGTGTTTTCATTTTATGGCAATTCTGTTAAAATTTCTTTTTGAACGGTCTTCGATAATTTTTGCAAGTTTGTCAGCTTGTTCTTCTGACCCTAAAAAATCACCTTGTATGTTAATTGTCACATTATTCCCGCTTTTCCCAGAATTAATCATATCAAAAAGTTCTGCCTGCTGAGTTCGATTTAGAATCATTTCTCCAGAATTGACTGCTATGGGTATCCTATCTCCGGTATATGATGTTCCGCCTACAATTCCACCTTCCGCAAACTTCTGTGCGTTAATTGCCGCAATTTCGATAGCACCAGCCGCCGCAATTAATCCAGCAACAACCATGCTAAATGGCCATTTATAATCTTTTAAAGCTTTTGTTACTCCGACAGATGTGTTTGCAACTGCTTCGGCAACTAAAAGTGGTTTCATTTTTTTATGACTTGCTTCTTCCTTTCGCTGTGCTGCATCTATTATTCGTTGCCTGTCTGCCTGATATTTTTCCTCAGATATAATTCCGGTTTCATATTGTTTTTCTAAAGCCTCTAAACGTTTGTTCTTTTCATCATTAATTTCCTGGATTTGATTTTGATGCAAGGCATTAAAAGCTCTCGAAACTGAAGATATCACCGTTGAAAATGCATTTGCGTAAGTGTTTGCTGTATCTATATAATCCTCACGAATCATTTCGAGTTCTTCCGGACTAACTCCGCCAGGATGAATCTCTTCATCTGTATCTAATTCGTTTATTTTTAATTGTAAATATCCAAAAGCCTCTACTAATTTTTCAACATTTTCTGTCTGTATTGAAATATCTTCCGTCACAGGGGGAATAACCGATCCTAAGCCATTATAATATTTAATTGCCGTCCCCATTTTTTCGCTTACTTCAGCAAGTTCTGCCTTGAACATTTCGTTTATATTGGAAAGAGACTCAATTTCCCCCCTTAATTTTTCAAGCTGCCAGCGTTCAGCAGTATAGGTTTGTACCAGACGGTCATGTTCTGTTTGTGCTTTCACAATGGACATCTCATTTTCCGAAATCGTCATGGTCAGCCTTGCAATTTCCTTGGAATAATTCTGAACAATTTCCTTCTGAATAATTTGCTCAGTATATGCTTTGAGTTTGTCTTTTGCTGAATTAATTGACGTTGCTAATGTGTTATAATTTGCTGATTCAAGATTTATATTTTTAAGATAATTGGGGTATTTTTCCTGCAATTCGCCGATTATTTCGCTTTTTAGTTTCGATTCTTCATTACTTAATTTTTCCTTTTCAGCCAGCACAAGCAAACTACCCGTCAATACATCAAATTCGTTCGACAACACAGCCGCTTTCTGCGATATTTCCTCAAGATTTGAAATTGCATCTTCGCTTGGCGTGATAAGCCTGAGAACCGCCTTCGACATTGAAAGCAAGGCAGGTAAAGCACGATCCCCAATAGCTTCGCCAATGTCTCCCATATAATTTTTTAATTGTTTATATCGCGCAGAAACGCTGTCGAGATTTTTTTGTGCCGTTCCACCAAATTTTTCGTTCAAAATCCGCATACCTTCCGCGGCTTTTTCTGCAGCTGTCCCACTGTTTATAATTTCATTATTTGACGCCTTTAGCGCTGGAATATAACGCCCTAACATTTCAACGTTTCCCTCAAGCGCCATAGCAACATATCTCGCAGCTGTATTGATGTCGAATAATCCCGAGGATGCCATATCAAGCACAAGTGGAAGATTTTGTATCGATTTTTCGTAATTTCCAGTAAGTTGAACAAGTGTCGTGAGGGCTTCTGCACTTTCAGTATCTCCATATTCCGTCATCGATTGTAATGAAGCTGTTACATTATCAATTTCACCTTTTACATCATTATAATTTTTCCCCGTTAATTCTATTGAAGTTTGAAGCTTTCTAAATATTTTTTCTTGCGCTATGGCAGCAGTGACTGTTGCGTTTATGGCTTTCTTCACCGTGTAGATAGAAAGTCCCGCAGTTACCATCGATTTTATGGAACGAGTAATTCCATTCATTTTTGTCTGAACAGTTGAAGCGCCTTTTTCTTGAATATTAAAAAGATATTTTTGCTCAGCCATCGCGTTTCCTTTTGGCTTTTATACATTTGGGAATTTCTGAACTAAGAAATGAAATAAAATCTACAAATTCAGCTGGTTGGTCGTCGTAAGACCCGGGGAACGGTGCAACACCTAATTCTTTGGAGTAATTGTATCGCATAACATAATTATTAACCTTCTCTGATTTTACCAATCGTGGGTCAAACTTCTCTACCAATACAATCTCCCAAATAGCGGCGCTACTCCGCTCACCCAGGTCTTCCGCAACATAACAAAGGAGGGTATCTTTGTTCTTGGCAACTTTTTTTTTGCCATTCTCAAATTTATATTCAATAGGGAATGAGGGACAATTACCTTCTCCCCATGTTGAAAAGAAGTCATTCCAAACATTCAATATCCATTCCATCATTTTTTTTTTGAAAAATTGGTTTCCTGCGCAATTTCATCGGCAATCTTGCGAATTTCATCCAATGTCAATTTATTTACTTGTTCATCAAAATTTTCTGGAGTAATTTGAATTCCATTTAGGGTATCTAAACCATATTTCAGCCATAAAATCTGCATGCTGAAAAGATTTTTAACACGCACGCACCCACCAGGTTCGATAACAATTTCTTGGTCATTACATTCGGCACGTTGTTTCAATGATAATGGTTTTAATTTATAATCCATTTTATTCTCATATTGTAATTTTTATAATATTTCCGCTTGTGTGTGCTGTCAGCATGAGAGGAATATCAATAAATGCAGCACCTTCATTATCGGCAGGATTAATATCTGCTGTAACCTTACCATAACTTGCAGAAATTACAAATTTTGAATCAGCATCAGCAAAATTAAATGCCACATCACCACCATTTGAGAATTTTTGATATAAATCAAGTGTGTTTGCATCATATTTTGTGCCAATTGTCATATTTGCTTCAAATCTTGGAATGCCACGTCCCATCAACTCTGGAATACAATCAGCACCAGTTCCAAAAAATTTCACATTTGATTTTAAAGATAGTTCAATTTTGTTAATGATAATAACTTTAGTATCAATTGTTTTAGTTGTAAATTCGCAAATTGTTGGAATTGTTGTGCCATAAGCCAATGGCGACGCTGGATTATTTGCAGAATTTGTTGGATTAAATCGAGTTAATGCGGTTGCAGAAAAATGAAAGCGTCCACCATCTGTCGCTTGATCAGCAGTAATAGTTAATTCATCAATAATGCATCCAGGATATATTCGTGTTTTATTAGTTTCTGGAGAAATAAGTGCAATTGTAAGTGTCCCTATTGATTTTTCAGCGAGAATATCACCCGTAAAAATATTTGTTCCAGTGTAATTATAGGGTATTTCATACGTTTTTTCTGTTCCTACACCAGTTCCTGCTACCCCCATGCAATTGGGAAGTAAAATTCTTGCTACTGTTTCGTCGAGTAATCCTGAAAAACTAATACTTTTTATTTGCCCTTTTTCAGTATGAAAAGTATCGGCTTTTTTTAATGTTCTACCATCACCGAATCTCTGGTCATGGACTACAAGTGGATTGTCTGAAACAGAAAAAAGTGAATCAATGTTTACTTTTTGCATTGATGTCACGTTTGCTGTTCCAATTGTAGTTTCCGCAACCAAAGCCATTAACCATTCGCTTAAAGCATGAATATTAGTTGAGAATGACATCTTTTTTTACCTCTTCTTTTTTCGTTTTAATTATCTCTACATGTTCTTCAATGAATTTATTCAATCCATCAATTTCTACAATTTCCCCACGATGTAATGCTCGAAAAACCTCACAATCCAAGCCTTGAAAATTATTTTCGTTTCCAAGCTTAAAAAATGATTTTTTTGCTTTTACTTTCATGTTATAAATCCTCTTTTTATCCCAATTGTAAAGGTTAATCCCCAATATTTTTCCTGATAATCATCTGGAATTTCAGCCTCATAAATTATATTTTCGACTTCAAGATAAAACCACTCATTAGAACTGCGATTTTCGTTCAATTTTTCTTTTAAATCCTCAGCAAATGAAGTCATTTCATCATATAAATCAAGAATATTTTTTTTATAATAGATAATTTCAAGATTATATTTACGTGTTTCGCTTGAGACAAAGGGAGTTATTATTTCATCCGAGATGGGTTTAATCCGAATAAAGTCATCATGCCGAAAATCCTTTGCTAATGGATTAGACCTGAAAATTATTCTATCATTAGCCATGCGACTAAATTTTTGACTAATCAAACTGGAAATTTCATCATAAATTAATTTAAATGCATTATCTGCCAATAGATATTCCTTTTTTTAAATTAATAATACAAAAAATTTCTTTTGCATCGTTTTTGCCTCAATTTTTAATATGCTTTAACGATGTCGTCCCCTACGAGTTCCCTTACAACGTGCTTGTATCATGCTTTTCCCCCTTTTTTAATAATATAATATTTAAAAATTAATTACGCAACCGTATCTCTAAAATTATTTTTTGCAAGTTTAATACAGCATTCTTTCCATAGATTTATTTTATATTTTTCCTCAAATTTTTCAATGCCAATTTGATGAAGCTCTGTGTGATGAATTCTGCACAAGCTTATGGTCGTAAAATCTTCCCATCGCCGATTTTTTCGATTTCTTCCAATCCCAATGGGAATAAGATGATGATTTTCTCCATCATGAGTGCAAACAAGGCATTGCATATTTTAATTTATTATTTATTTTCCAATAACGCAACCTTGCAATATAATATTGTGATTTTTTTAAAATCATTGCTTTTTGTTAATGTTTCAACTTTTAAAAATTCAAAATCAATTTTAGGTGAAAAATGGTGAAAAATGGGGTTTGAAACTTCACCCTCATAAAACAGCACCAGCAGAGGCTTTGAGGGTTTTTTGTGTTTTTTCTGGTGAAGTATTGCAGTGTTTTATAAGGACTTTTTTCTATATTCTCTCGCGTAGAAAAGTCTATAGAAAATACTGCAATATTGCACCAATTCTCTATAACCTCGTATAAATCAATGATTTAGGGGTTTTTGAAACTTCACCCAAAAATTCATCGTTTTTTTCCTATTTTTTTGTTTAAAAAACGCTAATTCCTATCCAATATAAACCATCTTTTTCTTTTTTTTCTTCAAACTTTTCTTTGATTTTTTCCCCTAATTGTTTCTTTCCAAGAGGAAATTTTATTCCGCTTTCTTTACAATATTCTTGATATTTTTCATATAAAACACCTTTTTTGATTTTTCCCTCGGGATTAATTACACAGCATTCTAAAATGAAGTCTTTTAGGGGATTCATTTCATCCCTGTATTGCTCTGTAGTTTTTTTGACAAGTGCAGGAGTTTTTAAGCCATCTTCTTGCCATTCTAAACATCCCTGAATAGCCCAAGCTAAAATCCCTTCTCTTTCTTGTCTCAGTTTCTTTTTTAAGTCTTTATCTCTTTTTTTCTCTTGTATTAATTGGTCAAAGGGTATCTTTTCTTTTCTTTTCCACTTAGCATAATCATCATCTTTTATTTTAGGTCTTATGTTTGCTGAAAGGAATAATTTAAAGCTTGGTTGAAATTCTATCGCTTCCTTGTAAAGGGGTCTTGCTGAAATAACATCCCCGCCTGTTAATTGTTTTACAAGTCCCTCCGCTAATTGCCTGCCTTCATCAACTTCAAGAGAGATTACTAATCTTTTGTTTTTTAATTTTGCTATATCATTCCTTGGTGCTCCGCTAACCCAATTCCGTTTTAAAAATGTTTCAAAATCTGCTGTAGTAGCATAATCTCCTAAAATATAACGAATGGTTTCTAAAAATGTTGATTTTCCAGTTGCAGTAGACCCAAAAATAAAGAATAGTTTTTCTTCTTTTACACTACCAGTGAGAGAATATCCAATGACTCTCTGAATATATTTTCTGGTTTCTTCATCTGGTATGACTTCAAAAAGGAATTTTTCCCATAATTCACTTTTTGCATTCTCATTGTAATTAGCTTCGCATATCATAGAGAGATAATCTTCCTTATCGTGTTTTTTCAATTGTCCAGTCCGTAAATCAAGAGTCCCGTTTTGCACATTCAAAAGATATTCTTCTTTATCAAACTCCTCTGGTAAAATCGGGATTCCTTCCTCTGATTTTGCCATCTCAAGGATTGCTTTCACCTTATCCGCTTTGTCTAAACCAATAAGAAATTTTATAAAACTCTTTCTTTCCTCATCATTGGTTATTTTAGAAACTTCATTATAAAGCTCTATTACAGCTTTTTTACAAAGCCTTTCTACTTTTCCCTCTTTGTCTTGCTTCCAAACCTTGCCATTCCAAAATAGCCAGGCTTTATAGGGATAACAGTATCTTATTTTTTCTTTGTATTCTTTTGCAAACTTCCTTGCAAACCAGCCCTCAGTGTTTTTTATTTCAAACTGAGGTTCAACATACTCCATAGTAAATTGGTCATTATTCCAATCGGTTATAGGAGAGTCATAATCATATCTTGCACCGCTCTTTATTATTTGTTCCAATTCTTTTTTATCTAAAGGGATATCACATAAATTTTCATTAATAAATGTAATTAAATGCTCTATTTCATTTTGAGGAATATTGAATTTTTTCAACCTGCAAGTGTGCTTAAAGAGAGTATCATTCCTTGCTCCTTCATTGATAGGTAAAAAATCAAATTCCTCTTTCCATCTCTCTAATGGTTCTAACCATACGGGGAGGTTATCTATTTTCTCACTAATTAAAAGAAACCTTCTTTTTTTAGTGTTTTCGGATGGTAAAACCGTGTAACCCTTATTTGATAATCTGTAATCAACAACAAAAACGCCCTTTGTCAGGACTTTCGCAGTTTGATTTTTAACCATTCCAGTATCCTTAAAAAAGAATTGAAAGCCATTGGGGGTTTCGATTATATGAGTCTGTAGATTATTTTTTTTTAAAACCTTAACTAATAAATCTCCATCTTTTTTATTATCAATATCAACTAAAATATAGCCTTCAGGAATTCTAAGTCCAAACCAGCCCTTGTTTTTTATATGAGTTTCTTTTTCCTTCTCTGTCAGCCCCGTATAAGCTGGGTCATTCCAACCTCTGACAACTGGAGTTTTTGCTTTTTGATAGTCTTGATTTCCATTGCTATAACCCAACAATGGGATAAGAATGGTATTTTTTAAAAAGTAATTAGTATTTTGTTGTTGTTTTATATCAAACTTAGTAAATTTTGTTGTTTCCATTTTTTTACATCTCCTGTTTTTTCTTGCAAGAGGGGGGAGAGGTTCGAAAGTCAGTGGCTTGGGAGTAATCAATTACGGGAAAGATTTTAGCTCACTTATTTTCATGTTTTTCACGTAGCTTTTTTAGAATTTTTTCCATTAAAGACAAATCAAACTGATAATCAATATCAAATAAAAAATCGACTACTTCTTCAGGCAATTATTGTTTTTCTTTTTTTATTTTTTCTTGCCAAGCTTCAATTTCTTCCATTTTATATCGGAAGGTTCGAGTCCCGTATTGATGATACGGCATGCCTCGCTTTCTCCAATAATGGATTGTTTCCCTTGTTACCCCAAGGATTTCACATAACTTTTTTGTTGAAATAAAATCATTTTCCATTGAAATTCTCCCTTTTTTATACTAAAATTATAACAAATTGTGTGATTAAGTCAAATGCAAATTGACCCTTTTTTTAAAAAAAAATTAAAAAATAATAAAAAAATGCTTGACAAAAACAAACAAACTTCGTATGTTATTATAGAACAAAGGAGAATAAAAATGAAAACAACTAATTGGATGATTGAACTAATCGAAAATCATTTTCCAGATTGGAAAGTAAGTTATTGGGAAAATTATGGAAAACGCAGGATTTACATTTGCCCCAATCACCCCTCTAAAACTATTATTGTTGACCTTGACGGTTTAAAGGCATGGGCGAACCGTCCAGGTGCTTACACAGAACTAAAAAAGCTCGTTGAAGAAACGAGTTTGAATGTTGAAATAATCTAACAAAGGAGAATAACATGAAATCAATTTATCGTGACCATGAATTTGTTAATAGATTAACATTTATTAAGATGGGCAAAAAATATTTTTATCTGTCACATGAAAGAGAAACAAATTGGATTAAAATTCCAATAAATAAGGCGCTAAAAAATGCATTTGATAGTGGAAATTGGAAAGTTTTTGAAATTGCCGAAGCTGCCTATTGGGGCGGAACAATTTTGTAGAATTTTAAAAAAAGGGACTGAAATTGTTTCAGTCCCTTTTTTATTATTTTCAAGAGGATAACATGAAGAATTGTAGATTTCAATCACCCCCGGAATTAACTAAAGAATTTAAAATACCACAAACGGGTATATTTAAATCTACAATAATTAATTATTGTAATAAGTGTAATAAAGAAATTAAATCTCATGAGGTTATATACAAGGGGGGGCTTTGTTCGTCTTGCCATGAAAATAATTTCATAAAGGGAAAATATTACAGTTACAACGATGAAAATATTCATGGTTGCTACGTTGGAATAGAGGTTGAAATTGACGATTCCCGATTGGATTATGGGGATGATCCCGATGACTGGGGAGATATACCCAGAATCAAAGGATGGGAGAACAAACGTGATGGAAGTTTGAATTTTGGACGTGAAATAGTTTCTCCAATAATGCCTCCAAGCTTGTTAAAAAAAGATTTAATTTTTTTAGCAAATGAATTAAAAAAACACGGTAATATATGCAGCGGTAATGCTGGTATTCATATACACGTAAATAAAAAACATTATTTAAGCGAATTAGACATAAAAAAGCTAATAATACTTTTTTATAAATTAGATGAAAGTAATGTAAAAAAATTGTTTGGGCGTGAATATAATAGGTATGTTAAAATGATTGATTGTCATTGGGATGATACTTCTCCTTATTCTTTAGTCAATACCGAAGAACCCACTGTTGAATTTAGAGGATTTGCTGCATTTCATACCTTAGATTGGTATATGTATGCAGTAGATTTAACACTGTTGATTTGTGAATATGTTAGAAAAACAAGCTATTCACAAGTCAATTTTGAAGACTTCTATAATGAGATAAAAAATATTCCAAAGATAAGGAAAAACTTTTATGGGTAAAGGATATAAATATGTGTATAGCAATTTTGAAACCTAAAGGAATTAAAATTCCTGAGGAGCATTTGAAACAGAGTTTTTATTCAAATCCTGATGGGGCAGGATTTGGATTTTTCATTGATGAAAAGCCTCATATCTATAAAGGATATTTTACTTATAAATCCTTTATAAAAGAATGGAATAATATTAACAAAATATATGATTTAATAAACAAAAATGTTATCATACATTTTAGGATTGCCAGCCGTGGTAAGATATGTATAGAAAATACACATCCTTTCTTATCAAGTAAAAATTCCATTATTGCACATAATGGAACAATTTTTGATTTAAGCAAGAATTCTTATAGATATACCATGGAAGATAAAATATCTGATACAAGACTATTTATAAAGAAATACATAAATAATTTACCAGTTGACTTTTTAGAATATAAGGTTCTAAGAGACTTGGTAGAGTATAGAGTGCGAAAGTCAAAACTAATAATTTTAACATCTGCTAAGTGGTATATAATTAATGAAGCAGATGGGATATGGGATAAAGGAATATGGTATAGCAATGAGAGCTATAAAGATGTGCAGAGTTACTATACACAATTATGGCTCAGTTATAATAGAAACTTAACAAAAGGGAGATGAGGAAATGATTCACATTGTTTATGATGCATTCAAGACAACTCCTGAGATAATTTTAGAGGAATTGCAGACTCGTGGAATTGATGCAAGAATTATCAAACTTGCACCTGGAAAGAAATTAAAAACTTTCCATGGGGATTTGGCAGTTAATTGGGGGACAAGGGTTTTTGAAACAACTTGTTCAGTTAAAACATTAAATAATTTTCCTAAATATGGGAAGATTAAAATGTTTGAGATTTTAAATGGATGTGGGCTAAGAACCCCACCATGGGGGTTAAGGAATAACCCTCCTCGAGATATTGATTATCCTGTGCTGATTAGAAAAAGTGCAGGATTCGGTGGAACAGATATTATTTATTGTGAAAATTCCACAGAATTTAATGCTCATAACGAGGGGGATTTTTGGGTAAAATATATCCCTAAAACATATGAGTTCAGGGTTCATGTGTTTCGGGGTAAAATGATATCTTTAACAAGGAAAGTCTCCGAAACTAATGATTATGATCATATTTCTTGGAATTTCGGATGTGGATTCAAGCAAATTCCATATAAAAACAAATTTGTTGAATTGGTTTTAAAAGATCTAAGTTTGAAACTTTTTTCAGCAATAAAATATGATTTCTTCGCAGCGGATATAATAGCTGATGTACATTGGTACTACTATGTCCTGGAACTCAATACAGCTCCAGGATTAACCATGGATGGAAATTTAAATTTATATGTAGATGAGATAAATAATATATACTTAAATCAAGGAGAAGAATAAGATGAATGAAACACTTGAAGAATTGTCTTATCGTGTGGGATTTTATCGTGCTTGCAAGGCAGAAGGCTGCCAACGAGCGCTAAAATGGCTTTGTAATGATGATTTTATGAAATTACATATTTCCGATATTATACCATCGGAGTATGAGGCGGGGTTTGAGGCAGGCTTAAAGGCTTGCTTCGAGATAAGCAAAAAATTTGAACAGGCATTAAAAATTGCAGATGGGAGGGATGATATTGATGTTTGAAGAACTAAAAAGAACTCTTCATGAAGAGGAAATCGAATGTCGTATCGGGACATTCAAAAAAGGAAAAGGGTATTCTTTGCTTCTGTACAAGACAGCCAGGACAGATGCAAAGATATTGGACGAATGGGCTGCTGCGACTGGCGGACTTTGGAATTGTTATTTCAAAATGGACGCAAACAATAATGTTATTTGCACTATTACCTTAGAGGGGGAATTTGGAAAAATCTCCCGTGAAGATGTCGGATTTAATGACCGCGAGGGAGACATCGGGATAAAAGGCGCATATTCCGATGCCTTCAAACGGGCGGGCTTTAAATATGGGATAGGCGTTGAATTATATGATGTTCCATTTATATGGATTATATATAACAATGATTACCCACCAAGCACTTTTAATTATAAAATAAAGTTCCTTGGGGAAACACTTCAAGATGGATTTAAAATCTTGGACAAAGAATTAGAAATCTATTCGACGTCACAACCAAAACAAGAAAAAAAAGATAATACAAAATTCGTTCAGGCTTGTATGGATTTAGGATACTCAATAAATGAATTAAATGATATCGTAAAACCAAAGGGATTTCTATCCATAACTCAAATTGTAAATAGAGACTTGCAGATTAAAATTTATGAAGATTTGAAGGCATGGAAAGATGAAAAAGATTTATGATTACGAAAATTCAAAATGGTAAAATCCTTATGACACAATCACTCCTGGATGCGATTCGAAAAAACGAGGGAAGGCAGGTTGTGATTGAAATCAAAAGATATTATCCCAAGAAAGACCGTTCAGCACAGCAAAATCGATATATGTGGGGAGTGGTATATCAGATATTATCGGATTTCACGGGACACTCTCCTGAGGAAATCCACGAGGCAATGAAATATGAATTCCTATTAGAAAAAGGGAGCAAATTAAAAATTCCCAAATCAACAACAGAATTATCGACAATTGAGATGGAAGATTACCTCTCAAAAATCCGTGAATTTGCATCCATGGAATTAGGGGTTTACATACCATCACCTAACGAATATTATATATAAAAAGGAGGTGTATTATGAGATACTGTGGATATGGCTGGTATGAAATGACAGAAAATGAAGAAGCTGAATTGGGAGAATTTTATGACAATCCAGAAAAATGGCTTTATGATTATAGAATTTTTGATGATGAAATTCGTTATGACGAATGGTGCGAATGGTTTAGCGAATTGCGCTATCAAAAACCAGAGGAACGCCTGTCATGGAAAGAATTTCTTATCAAAAGATTTCTAAGGGTCGCTGAAAAATATATTATAAAACCGATATTCTCTCATGCAGCACTTAGAGACGCTGGGAGATTAGGGCAAAATTAATAGATAAATATTCAAAAAAGTAAGAGGAGAATTCCATGTATCAAATATGGGTCTATAATAAGAATCACTATGAACTGCGTTTTAGCTCAAAAAGTTTTTTTGCCACATTATTGGCATTTATAAAATTCGATAAAAGTTGGAATGAATTTAAATTAATCAAAAAAAGGATAAAAATATGAAAAAAGGCGATAAATTTATAGTTACAAGGGACATATTGACTTATTATGATTGTTATCCCCCAATCCTAAAAAATACAACATGTGTTTATACGGGATATACAAATTATGGAGATAGTTATCTGTTCCAATTTGAAGGAATGGAGGGGAAACTCCATAATGGGAATAAAATAAAATATACAAATGATAAAAATTGTTTTTGGCTTGATAAGGATGAGATAAAAAAATCCCTTATGCGAACAAATCAAAAGACAATTTTTGGAATTGATGATATAAATAATAATTTAGGAGATAATCATGAAAACAATGAAAAAAAATGATGCTTTTATTGTTAAAAAAGATATTCCGACATTATCGGTATATCCAGACATTCCCAAAGGAATTATGTGTTATTTTACCGGTAATTTTTACGGTAACTATAAAAATAAAAGTGTTTATTTATTCCAATTTTATGGCATGGCTGGAAAACTCCACAATGGGAATATAGAATGTTACAGCAAGGATAAGAATTGTTATTGGTTATCAGAAAAACAAATCAAAAAACATCTTGAATATATAAAAATCATAAAAAAGATTAATACGATTAATGAAAATCAAGTAACAAAAAATCCCTATCAGTCTCAAAATGACATAATTCTTGCTCATTTCCAAGATGGAAGAAGCATAACAACATGGGAAGCGATTACAAAATATCGGATAACTCGACTATCACGAGTGATTTATGATTTACGGAAAAAAGGATATAAAATTAACAGTGAAAACATTCATGATTTAACAAGCGGGAAAAAATATACTCGCTATTGGATGGATATAAAATGACACATAAAACTGATGGCAATCATAAATACATTATGAATTATCTTAAGCAGTTTGGAATTTCTGTCGCTGATACGTCAAAAATTGGGTTTGGTTTCCCAGATATCGTATGCGGATATCAAGGGAAAAATTATCTTTTCGAGATAAAAATTAGCGAAAAGAGCAAATTGAATCAAAACGAAGAAAAATTTTTAGCTTCTTGGCGTGGACAATATCATGTTATTACGACGCCACAAGAAGCATTGGAAATAATAGGAATAAAACATAAATAAAAGGAATAATAGATGTATTATGAAAATATTGATTCTTATACCGAAAATAGAAAGCTCAGGAAAGATAAAATTCATGATATTCTTTTTCTTTGTCCTAAATGCAATCAGGTTTATACTATATATTCCGATTGTAGCAATCATCATATTGTAGAATTTTTCCCAGAAATTCCAAGATACGGACAGCGCAAACGCACATGTCCAGAATGCAGTAACAATAAAAAATATAAAAGAAATGTAACATGGTGAATATTGTTTGTCAAGCAAATCACAAAAAATATATGATGGATTAAAGATATGTCCTAATTGTCGACGTGTATGGTCGAACGCAAAAGGAGGTTGGAAGGCATACCCCCATTTCCAGAAATATGGACATCTAAAAAAATTGTGTCCAGATTGTCAGAAAAAGTTTAAAAAAAATGAAAACATTTAAGCATTCTGGCGATTGCGGAGATATTATTTATTCCCTACCAGCAATCCGAGAACTTGGCGGTGGGATTTTGTATCTTGATATCACTTCAAAAATAACACGATTTCGCAAAGAACAATTTAATATGATATATCCCTTGTTAATAAAACAATCATACATAAAAGATGTTAAATTATGGAACGGTGAAAATATAGACTACAATCTTGATTTATTTCGAACCATGGAAAATATTAACAAGACAAATCTTTGTAAGTTATATTTAAAACTTTTCAAACTTGATACTGAAATCGCAAACAAAAAATGGCTTGAATGCGAAAAAAGGGAAATTTCCCCTGTGATTTTTGCACGTTCTATGCGATATCGACAAGATGGCTATAATGAAAAACTCATAAAATTACACAAATTTATTAAAAATAGTATATTTATTGGACTTCCTGAAGAACATAATGATTTTGAAAAAAGAATAGGTAAAATAAAATATTATCCAATACAAAATTTTCTTGAGATGGCTGAAGTAATAAATGGTTCTAAACTCTTTATTGGCAATCAATCATTGCCATTTGCGATTTCAGAAGGATTACATAAAAATAATATATTAGAAATATGTCCTACAGAACCGAATTGTAATTTTGAACGTGTCGGACATAATTTCATAGTAGAAATATAATTTATTTTTATTTTGCCCTTATGGTTTCGCTTATAATAATTCTTTCATCTGGATTATATCTATTATTAATATGTTTTACAGTAAAATGCAACCATACACCGCCCATACTTTCTGGTGCGAATTCCCTTCTATCTTCCCATGTGTTTTTCATAAACGTATTCATATAAGTCCCAAGTGATATATGTTCAGGCTCTTTAATTTTAATTTTTCCCTGTTGTGATAAATAACCAACTGGACGTGTTAGATTAAATTCCATATGCGAATGTCCTGATACATAATAATCTGCCAATATCATATCTTGCCTGCGATTTGTTTTTATTACTCCACGTGTTACGGGTGCTCCATTCCCCGAACCATGCACATAATATATATCTTTTGAAATTCTTCCGCCATCTGTATTCCCGTGTATAAATTGGAGTCGAATAAATCCACGATATCCACCAACTTTCGCATCCATTTTTTCAGCAAAACGACTTATAAGATTTATCTCATTTCTTTTTAATATCGAATATTCGTGATTCCCCATAGAAACAAAAACTATATTATCTTTATAAGGCAAATAAAATTTTTCCGCTTCCCTAATTATAGCATCAAAATAATCCTGTTTTTGAAGTTCTGGACGGACAAGTTCTTTGTGTGTTCTTTTGTCATATTTCCCCCCCATGCAATCAAAAGTATCTCCGAATTTTAGGATAATTGCATTTCTTTCTTTTGCCATTTCATGATGTCGCTTTAGAAGATTTCTGTCGCAATAAACAGAATCAAAATGTTCATCTGCCATCAGCAAAAACCATTGTTCCCAATTTTCACCAGAATATTTAATTTTAATTTTATGCGCATCACCTAATTCTTCTATTGGTAATATTTTCGTCATAATTATAAATGACTTTCTATGCTTTTTGTTATGAATAAAATATACAAATTAATATTTTTCAATTTTTTGCTTGTCTTGTTCTTTTATTTTTTTCCATCTATGCAATTGTATTCTAAAGGTAACATAAGCAATTCCGATACCGATAATAATGGAAATAATCTGTAATAATGGAGAAATCGCATCAATAAATGGCGTTAGAAATGCAACAATAGAACCAAAAATTCCAATTTCAGGATTATCACCGAGTAATGTTTTTATTGTGTCCATGGGTAATTCCTCATTTATTTTTTTTAACATAATACTAACAAAGCAATAATTAAAGAACCTATTATGTCTCCGATTGCATCATATATAAATCTCTTAAGACTTCCATATATCTTCTCTACATCATCTGTAATGTATTCAAATATTTCCCATAGAATTGACATAAATAAAACAATTATAATTATTGGGTAAAAACTGATACCAATTTTTTCACAAAACAATGCGAATAATCCCCCAACCAACATATGAAACCAAAGCCATAAATTTTCCATTATCCCATAATTGAAAAATTCTTTTATTTTATTAGCCATACAATACCTCCTGTAAATAAAGCACCTATAGCCATATTTATTATCGGTTTTTCATACCATTTTGGGTTACAATAAATATATTCTGTTTTTGTAATGATACCTTGTGGGTAGGGATTCCATTCGATATTGAATAATTGTGGAATAACATAATAATCAACTGATAATTCCCCCTCATTAAAAGTGGTATCAATACTTGCAACTTCTGTTATATATAAAGTATCTTGCGCATAGACAGTATCTATCCTTAGTTTTTCAACATATTTAATTATTTTTATTGGTTCTTTTTCTATGTATACAGTATCTACTTGTGAGAGAATTTCTGTATTGGTAATAATCTTTGGTTTTCTCAACATAACAATTAGAAAAATAATAATAAGTATAAGAATAATATCAATTAATTTATGTTTCATTTTTTCTCAAATATTTTTTGTACAAGTTTTCCAGTTAATCCCAATGAAATCATAATAGAAGCATTGATAGCATCTTCATACATAAAAGCATAAACAATGCCAGCAATAATAATAATTGTTGTTTGCACTCGTTGGATAGATGGTTTACTATTATCGTCAGAAAACAATTGTTGTAGAAATTTTAGCATCCCATTTCCTCACATATTTTTATGAATTTTTCTATAGAGCCAGCGCCCTTTTCTGTGTTATAATTTTTTTTCCAATAATATGCTTGTCCCGCTAAATCATCTGGAATTGGTGTAGGGTTAGGATAGTATTTTAATCGTGCTAAAATAATTCCAAGCCCAATATCAGAAGATAATTTATAATCAAGATCTTTGTGCCAGCCTATGCCGACAATTTCATTTATTCTTTCCAATAATTCTGGCCTATATAATAGAAAATTATCATAGATAGATTTTGCAGTTGCAGGTTCAATTTGAAAAAATCCTCTTGCAGGAGCATTCCCTAATTGATATATATATTTTGCATTACTTTCAACAATCGCAGTGCGTAAAAGTAAATCGACAGCTTTTTTAGAGTAAAATTTATCTCCCAATTTTTTTAAGGTAATTTCTATTAATTTTTTCAGCTGATAAATATCCAATTTCATAATCCTTTTTGTAATTCGATATGCATTATTTCTCTTTCAGAAAGTGGTTTTATACTTTCTAATGCTTTTTTGTGTTCAGCCATTACTGATTGTTTTAGTGTTTCAATGTCTATGCATATTCCTTTTCCATAATCGCAAGCACAAAAATGAGCACCTTGTTTGTTTTTACTTTGAAGCAATTTTATTTCTTCGTTTTTTAAAAGATATACGTCCATATTTGTTCCCTTTTATATTAGAACTTGTTTGTGTATGGGGATAACATCCATAATGGAACATCATGCATCCCTGTTACTATCATCGCAACTACGGTAGAATCACGAGGAATGCAATATATTTTCCCATTAGGAGCCAGCACTCCACCAACCCACTTAGAAGTGCCACTTAATCCCGTAATACTTGTTGTGTCTATGGTATCTGTTTCTGGGTCTATGATAGCAACTACTTCAGAATTACAAGGAATGCAATATATTTTCCCATTAGGAGCCAGTACTCCACCATACCACTTAGAAGTGCCACTTAATCCCGTAATACTTGTTGTGTCTATGGTATCTGTTTCTGGGTCGATGATGGCAACTATGGTAGAACTATAAGGAATGCAATATATTTTCCCATTAGGAGCCAGCACTCCACCAACCCACTTAGAAGTGCCACTTAATCCCGTAATACTTGTTGTGTCTATGGTATCTGTTTCTGGGTCGATGA